GCCGCGTTCGGGATCACGTCCAGCTTCGAGATCACGGGTGGCGTCGAGGCGTTGCCGCAGATTTCGTTCTCGATGGACGCCCGCAAGTCCACCGACAGCACCTACACGTCAGGGATCAGCCTGCCGGGGATGGCGAATGAGTTCGCGTCCAACCTGCGGTGGTCGGCGCACATGGACGACACGTGGTCAGCCATCGGCGGCTCCAATATCTCGGGGCAGGTGTACGGTTTTACATGGGGACAGAGCGCCCTCATTGCTCCGCAATATTATCTTGACGGCCGAGATTCGCTCGATTTCAGCGGTGTGGAACCGATGACGCGAACCACGGACGTGACCATTGAATGCTCCTACGACACTGGGGCGTCCAACTTCATCGAGACTGAGATGGCGAAGAAGGACAGCGGGACGATCCGGTTTCTTGAACTGCGGATTGCCGGGGCGGTTTTCTCGTCACCGGACGCCGCGCTCAATAGGTTCCTCAAACTCCGGGGGTGCTTCGTCCACGCCGACGACTCGATGGAAGAGATTGGCGCGGATCGTGACGGTAGTAGCGTCATGTCCATGCACCTACTCTCGCAGTACGACCCAACCGGTGGCATCGACGCAGATATTCTGGTTCAGAACAACGTGGCTAGCTTCCCCTAGAGGGGGCAAGGAGGAGGATAGAGATGGGGCTAATCGCAGATACGGCGCGGCAGTGGGTCGATATTCCGCACGAACCGGGCGAGCGCCTTGAGGTCGCGCCGCTGAATTGGAGCCAGCTAGAAATAGCGCGGCAGGTCAAGACGCAGCAGGTTATGAAGCAGGCCGCGTTGTTTTCAGCCGACACGATCAAGGGGCTACAGGGCGATCAAGCGCAGTCGGGATCGGTGGACCCACTCGACGCGCTCGACAAGGCGACGGTCCTCGCGGATGGTCTGAAGGGCTGGAGCTACGAGCTGCCGTTCACCAGAGAGGGCTACAAAATCCTCGACGAGCCGACTTCGACCTTCGCGTTCCGCGAAATCGGACGGCGGTCGCTGGTAACGATAGAAGAGCAGGGAAATGGAGCAGCGCCGCTGAGAGAGCCTACCTGAGCGGCGCGGCTCTGCCGGACGAGTTGAGCGAGGTATTTCTGATGCAGGAACTCGGTCTAAGCTGGGACGAGGTGGTGCAGATGCCAGCCCGAGCAGGGTTGGCGCTGAGGCTGCTGCTATCGGCTAAGGCGAAGGCCGAGGATACCCAATCGCGTTGGGCCAAGCGCGACGCTAGGCCACGCCGCTAATGGCCGTTTCCACCGCCGACCTCCAAATCCTCATCAACGCAAAGGATGAGGCGTCGGGGGTGTTCAAAAAACTGGGCAAGACGATGGGCAAGTTTGCCAAGGTCGCGGCGGTGGGTGTTGGTGCGTTAGGCGTCGCGACTGCCGGGGCTACCTTCGCCGCCGTGAAGATGGCCTCGTCGTACCAAACGGCCATGAAGGAGGTCGCCACTCTCGGCGTTCCCACTAAGCAGATGGCCGTGCTTGAGAAAGGCGTCCTCGACCTTTCGCGGCGTCTGGGCATTGATGCGGTCAAGGCTACAGGTGCGCTCTACCAAGCGATCAGCGCGGGTGTGCCTCCTGAGAACGCATTGGCCTTTCTGGAAACGGCAAGCAAGGCGGCTATCGCTGGCGTGACTGACGCGGAGACTGCCGTGGACGGTATTTCGACGGTCGTAAACGCCTTCGCCAGCCAGAACATTACGGCGGCGGAGGCTGCGGACATAATGTTCGCCACCGTCAAGGCGGGCAAGACAAATTTCGAGGAGCTTTCCGCCTCGATTGCGAACGTCGCTCCGCTCGCGAATGCCACGGGGGTGTCCTTCGGGGAGGTCAGCGCGGCACTCGCGACGATGACCGCCAGCGGTACGGCAACCGCTGTCGCGACCACGCAAATCCGGTCAGCGATCCAATCTCTGACCAAGCCCAGCGCCGAACTCACCGAGATCTTCGAGGAAGCCGGGTTCGCCAGTGGCGAGTTAGCCGTCCGGCAACTGGGATTCGCGAAGGCTTCGGAGATCGTCAGCAAGGCGACGGGCGGCAGCGTGGCCAAAATGACCAAGCTGCTGGGGTCCATCGAGGGCGTCCAAGGCGTGCTGGGCGTAACGGGCGCTCAGGCTGATGCGTTTGCCCGCAACATGGAGGGGATGGAGAACTCCGCTGGGGCTGCCGATGCCGCGTTCGCCACCATGAGCGAGAGCTTCAGCTTCCAGATGGGGCGCGTGCGCGAGTCGTTCAAGACCGGCTTCATCGAGGTGGGTCTACTCATCCTGCCCGCCCTCACGCCAATTGCAGAATTTCTGGCCGACAAGTTACCCGAAGCGATTGACGCCACCGTCGGCAAGGTCAAGGACATCGCCCAGAGCTTCCGCGATCTTGCTGGGCTGTTCGGGGATGTTGTAGAGGCGGGCAACGCTTGGGGTGGTACAGGCGGGACGCTGGAAGCCATAAGGATCAGCGCCAGTGATGCAGGGGGGCCACTCACCTACCTGATCGACGAAGTTCCTAAACTCGAAGGCGTACTAGGGCCGGTGAATGACGCCTTTGGCGCGATGGGTAGAGCCCTCGACCGCGTGACGGGAAAGCAGTACGCCGGTCACAAGGCAATCGACCTCACAATCGTGGCATGGGACAAGATAGTCAAGCCGGTCGAGACTGCGCGGGACATTCTTGAGAAGCTCGAAGGTCCACTCACCGCTGTGAAGGATGCTCTGGAGCCGATCACCAAGTCATTTACGGACCTTGGCGACAGTATGGGGTCCAGCTTCAAGGAGATCATGGACAAGATGGGGCCGTTGATCCCCGTGATCGTGAATCTGCTGCTTCCCGGCTGGGTCAAGATGCTCGAATTGATCGGGAAGCTGATGCCGGTTCTGAAGAAATTTGGCGCGACCATCATCCCGATTGTGGCGGGAGCCATTGACAAGCTCACGTCGGCGTGGAACTTGTTCTTCGGTGGACCAGATGCCGACCCCGATGCGCCCAACATCTTCGACTCGATGATGGGGGCGGCTGAGAAACTCGCAGGGGTGCTGGGGGACACCCTCGGCGTAGCGATTGACAAGGTGGCCGGGTTCCTCAGCGATCTGGCTGTACCGGCGAAGGCGTTTGCCGAGAGTGTCGCGGATATGGCGACCAACATCATCAACAACGTAGAACCAGCACTGGACAAGTTTGGGGAGCTGCTTGATGACACGGTCGGGCCAGCGTTGGAGCCGACCGTTGATTTGCTGAAACGGGTGGGCGAGTCGCTTGGGGGAATCGTGACAAGTGTGGGTAATGTCGTCAAGGCTATCGGTGACGAACTAGGGCCGATATTCGACTCCTTAGTCGAGAACATCCTGCCACCGCTGCTCGAAATGTGGAACGACATCGCAAAGGCGCTCGAAAAGGACCTGCTGCCGATCTTCGACAAGATCGTCGAGGCGCTGGAGGGCGCACTGACAGAAGCGATTTCCACCGTCAGCGATCTATTCACGAAGTTTCTCGAAGATCATCTGAAGCCGTGGATCGAGTGGACCAGAAAACACGTACTTCCCGTCGTGCTGGAGATTGCCCGAATCTTCGAGGAGGTTCTGCTCGCCGCCCTCACCCTAGTCACCGACCTCCTGAAAGGCGATTTTGAGGCCGCGTGGGAATTCGTGAAGGAGCTGGACGACATCGTTGCCGTGCTGCTGGTGCCGTTGGCCGGGCTCCTGCTCTGGATGACTTACACGTCCGTGATCCTTCCGATCCTGACATTCGGGTGGGGCCTTCTGACGGCAGCCGCGAGTGCGTTCACCGTGGTAATGGGTATCCTCACCAGCCCAATCACCATCATCATCATTGCAATTGTTGTGCTGATCGCCATTGTCCTGTTCCTCGCGAAGAATTGGGACGAGATCAGCGAGAAGATCATGGAAATCTGGGGCGTGGTCACCAGCTTCCTGACCGAGAAGTTGACCGAGCTGGGCGAGTTCTTCACCGACAAGTTGGAGGCAATCGGGACGTTCTTCACCGAGGCGTTTCAGGGCATCATGGACTGGCTCTCCGAGAATTGGCAGGAGATCGTCAAGATTATCGCGATGGTGTTCACGGGTCCGATCGGTTTGATCGTGGCCTTCGGGACAGACGCTTTCGGCCTCCGCACCAAGATGGTCGAGGTATTTACGGCCCTAATCAAATGGATTACCGACAAGTGGGAGGGCCTTCTGGGCTGGTTCTCAGATGCATGGACTACGGCCAAGGACAAGGTATTGGGTGTCGTGACCGGCCTCAGGGACGGGATCATGGGCATGTTCGACGCGATCATCAGCAAGGTTTCTGGGTTCTTCAACAAGATCAAGGACATCCCCAAGAAGGTGAAGGAAGCCGTCAAGGACGTCCCGCTCATCGGCGGCATTGCCGGGGCGTTCGGATTCCAGCATGGCGGCGCGTTCACGGTGGGCGGGAGCGGTGGGCCAGATTCGCAGCTGGTGGGCTTCCGCGCGACGCCGGGCGAGCGGGTGACGGTATCCACGCCCGAACAAATGCGGAGCGGGCGCGCGTTAGTGCAGCAGACGATCATCGTGCAGGGGTCCATCGTCACCGAGCGGCAACTCTCGGCGCTCGCTGTGCGTGCGATGCGCGACGCGACGCGGCTGAACGGCTCGGTGCTTGACGTTACCTCGGTCGTGGCCTGATGGCTGGCACGGGGATCACGTATACGTTGGAGGTCGCATGGGGCGGGTCGCTCGAAGGTCTGTTCCGCATCAATGTCAGCACGGTGGGCGGCACTGATGTAATCGCCGGGTGGCCCGACGATGTGGGGTTCGAGGACGTGACAGGCGACACCGTGGGATTTGCGACAGGGCGAGGCCGCAGCAACGACAAGACGCAGATGCTAGCTGGGACTGCCACCATCCGGCTGCGGGACCAGTCGGGCTTATACAACCCGGCGAATACGGGGTCATCGCTCTACCCAAACGTCAAGCCGTTTCGCCCTGTGAGGATCAAGGCGACATATTCGGGGACGACCTACGGACTCTTCTATGGGTTTCTGACGAGCATCGGCTCCAGTGCGGACCCCGATTCGCCCGTTACGCAGCTGGAATGTGCCGACCTATTCTCTTGGTTGACCCTGAGAAAGCCCACCATCTCAGCGACCTCCACGACGACTACGGGTGCTGCGATTGGGTTGATATTGGACGGGGTGGCATGGCCCGCGACTCTGCGCTCGCTTGATGCCGGCGACACCATCCCGGATTTCAGCGCAGACGGTTCTAAGAACTGTCTCAGCCTAATCAACGACCTCCTCCAGAGCGAGATGGGCCTGTTCTACATGGACGGCAGCGGCGTCGCGACGTTTGACAATCGGAACGCCCGGTTTGCGAGCGTGGCGACGAGTGCGGACATCGACGGTGCATCCGATACGCTGATGGGCTTTCAGAGCAGTAACAACATTTCCACCATTTACAACGCGGCCTCGGTCACGATGACCGGCTCCACGGCCCAGACGGCGACCGATACGGATTCGATCAATGCGTTCGGCCGGCGAGACATGGGTGGCCTCACGACGCCCTACATATCCACAGACGCGGCAGCGCAGGCCCGCGCGAACCTGCGGGTTCTCCGCTACAAAGACCCGAAGAATCCGTCCAGCGCCACGATGGTGTCCTCCTCCACGACCACGCCGTCAATGCTCGGGAGCGAGATCGGGTGGCGGGTGCGAATGACCGAGCCATTTGGCGGGACTGACAAGGATTTCTTCGTCGAGTCAATCAGCCAGACCTCCGAGGCGTCGGCTGGTGTGCAGCGGCACATCACCGAATGGGGACTTAGCGAAGTGCCTGCGGCGGCTGGCATCCCCGTGATCATCAACGTCACGGGCATCGGGAACTACATCGGGGTATAGGTCAGGAGATACTAATGGCGATTGCAGAAACATGGACCGACCCCGATTCGCTCGACCGAGCAGCGGGCGACGTGCTGACCGAGGTGATTTGGGATGGAACCATTTCTAACGAGGCGTGGATCGGTGGGCAGACCTCGACCGGGCACATTCAGGATTTGCGGCTCGGCATTCCCGTTCACAACGCGACCGGCGGGGCACTCGCGGCTGGCGATCTCCTCTACATCAACGGCTACAACGCCAGTTCGTCCATGCCCACCGTTGCGAAGGCTGACGGAGACTCGGTGGCAGCCGAGTGGGTGGGCGTTGCGGCGATAGCGGACGGGGCTACCGGATACGTATTCCGGGGCTATGAACTCGGGTCGCAGGACACGAGCGGATCGTCTGTAGGGGCCGCTGTATACCTGAGCGCCACGGCGGGCGGCTGGACGGCTACGGCGTTGACCGGGAGCGCCCAGATCAGCCAGCGGGTGGGCGTCGTGATGACCTCTCACGCGAGTACCGGCACGGTTCAATTCAACCTGAGCGGGGGCGGTCAGTTGCTCAAGGTCGGCTCTGGGCAAATCCAAGCCGACAGCATTGGGGTCAGCGCGCTCGCAGACGGTACGGATGGCGAGTTGATTACGTGGAACGCCAGCGGTGCAGCGGCAACGGTGGGCGTCGGAACGGCGACCAATGTGCTGACGAGCAACGGCTCGGGAGCCGCCCCGACGTTCCAAGCGGCGGCTGGTGGCGGCGCGGTGGGGGCTATATCGAAGATCACGTCTGGGGACATCACTACCAGCTCAACGAGTTTTGTGTCAACGGGGTTCACCATCGCTGACACTCTAAGCGCCTCAAGCGTCCACATCGTGACGTTCAGTTTTTCAGATTTCATGGATACCACGGGTGGGGAAACATTTTACGATGTTTTTGACGGCACGAACTACGCCAGCAGCGGCGGCACCTCGGCATATACCAACGGGATTCTAGAGGTATCATCGGGGAATGCCTCTGACGGGTTCCCGGTGTCCGTGCAGAGTGTCTGGACGGGGCTATCCTCCGGAGCAACCACCTTCACCCTCTACTGGCGCATCGGGGAATCACACTGGCAAGGTGGCATCGAAGCGAACACCTCCGGGCCAGTTGTCAGCGCATCCATTATCGAGATGGCATAGGAGCCACGCATGATCTTCAATCTGCCGCAACTCCATGGCGAACTGGCCGCTGCGGGCATCAGTGTGGACGCGCTGGGGCAACGGGGCGACACCGTTCATACCTATGACAACCGGGGGGCCATCATCGGCCTGCCTGATGGCTCTGACGCTGTTGTCGAGGCACATGACCCCCAGCCGATCGTGGACCCACGCATCGCGGTAATCGAGGGCATGGACCTGAGCGATGGGGACAAGGCGGCGCTCATCGGGCTGATCGTCGGATGAACGGATCTGAGCGCGAAGAAATCCGGGAGCTAACCCGGCAGCTTGCCGCCTTTGAAGTATCGGTGACAGCGGTACTGGTGCCACGGGCTGAGGTCGACCGCCGAGAAATAAATCTCAGGGACCGCATCGGGGCCAGTGAGAACCGGGCCATGCGCTGGGCCATCAGTCTGGGGGTCTTGAACCTTGGTGGCTGGGCCTCATTGATCTGGATGATGGCTAATAATGGTCACATGTAATTCCTGCGGTGCGACCAAGCCGAGGGTTGCAATAGCCCAGAGAACCGGATGGTGTCGGCACACCCATGCAGACAGCCGAAGCGTCGAATGGTTCTGCGTGTTGTGTTGGCGTCCTGAACCCTCGCTCGGCGGATGGATTTCGCTGGTTTGGGTCATGGGGACGCGACCGTGACGGTCATCTGCCAGTCCTGTGACGCGCAGGCGCGGACAACGCTCGTGGCTCTGCGTCGGCGCTGGTGCCGTCACACGTGGATTGACCGGCCTCGTCAGGTCGGGTGGTCGTGCCCGTCCTGCACAGAGGCCGCATACACGCGCGCAATAGCGCGCACGCAGCGCAGGGCAGCCGTCGCGCAACATCGCGGTGGCACCCGTCGGTACAAGTGATGCAGTTCTTGAAGCCGCTCGAAAATTGGGACGCCATCGCGACCACGGGCGACTATCTGGAGCCGCGAGCGTGGGGGCCGCATGGGGGCGTAGACAAGGCGTGCTGGCTGGGGACCGTGGTGCGGGCCATGCACGACGGGAAGGTAGCTCGTCGCGACTACGGGGACCACGCCTACGGTCTGGCCGTTACCGTCCACCGTCCTGATTGGGATGTCTATACGCGCTACGGGCACGGCTCTGAGTGGCTGCCTTCCGCACCGGACGGCGCGTGGGTCGAGGCTGGCACGCCGCTGATGCTCTCCGGTACGTCCGGTAATTCGACGGGGCCGCATCTGCACGTTGAGGCGCGGAGCATTTCGACCGGGGCGACCATCAACCTGATCCCGCTGCTGGTAGACAAGATCGAGGCGATCAACAGGACCGAGCGGTCGCGGCCCAGCGACTACGATAAAATGCTCGACGCGATGGCCGACCTCGGGTTCACGATTCGCGCCCTGAACCGAGCCCGTGACGGTGTGGAAGAATCTGACCGTGACAGAGTTCGCCAGTTGAACGAAAAGTGGATTGGGAAGATTTGATCTAGGAGTATCTATGACCATCCCGAATCGACTCAAAAGCCGAAAGCTCGCCGTCGTCATCGTGGGCGTCGTGGTTCAACTCCTCGCCGTCTGGATTGCCCCGGAGCAGGCAGATGCCATCGGAAAAAACCTCATGGTGATCGTGAGCGCCTATCTGATCGGTCAAGGGGTGGCCGATCACGGCAAGGGTTAGCGTCGCCGCCGTGACCATCGTGCTGGTGATGGCGTTGGGCTATGTGCGACACCGATACCGACGACGACCGACGCACCCGATCTACGAGGCGTGTACCGCCTAGCGGCAGCATCCGCTGGTTCGGGTCGGTGCGCCAGTTCCGTCGCCTGTTGTGGCTTCAGCACGAGGTGCTTTCGGGCCATCTGGGTGGCCCTCGTGACGGCAAGATGCCTGACCGGTCTTGAGCGGGTCGGATTGGCGGTCCTGCTGGGCCTCGCGATCCTCCTGATGTTGCTCGGCTGGGCGCAGCCTGTGGCGTGACCCTATAATGGCGCGGGACAAGTGCGTGCCCAAGCACGTCCCGCCTTTTGGACAGCCCCTCACGGCTTTGGCTCTCTCCTTTCCCGTGGGGGGTTGTTCTATGGGGGATACGCCACTTGACACACTGTCGTATACCCATTAGCATCTAGGTGCAGGAAGTAGCAGAGGAGAGA